CCGGTTGACCTCGAGAACGACTTCCAAAAATGGAACAGTTGTTTCCCACGAGGCAGACAGAAAAACCAACAAATTGCTTGGGAGAGTTTGAAAGACGAGCCGCTAACAAAAGCGGATTTCGTGAGGAAATCTTTCGCCAAACGAGAACTGACCATGAAAGGTGGCCCGGTGCCCGAAGACTTTGATCCTAGGGCTATTCAGGGAAATACGGATCGACTTAATTGTTGTCTGGGCCCCTTTACCCACTCAGTGTCCGACCAACTCAAGAAGAGATGGCATTCAGACAGCAAGATTTGCTACACCGCTGGCATGACTGCTGAGCAAATTGGCCTTTGGAGGAGCCAGTTTGACGAACAGGATGTAACAATTCTTGAGATGGACGAGAGCAGGTACGATGCACACCAAGACAAGGGGTGCTATGACCTGTTCAGGGCGCTGATGTTCTATTGCGGAATGGAGGAGTACGGCCAAGCGCTGCTCGCCTTCCGTTCAATGGAGAAGATCTTTGGGTGGACATCACATGGGGTGAAGTATCAGGTGGACTATACTATGACTAGTGGTTCGCCAACAACTTCGCCTTCAAACAGTTTTCTCAACGGAGTGAAGACATCTTTCATTCTCGAGCAGTTAGGTTACTCGGATTACAAAATCCTGGTTCACGGCGATGATAATCTCGTCGTATTGCCAGGCCATCTGAGCGTTGGAAAGAAGAGGCACCTCTATGGCGGCGTCTTGGCCCTGAACAAAATGTTGGGCTTTGAGACAAAGTTGAAGATTGAGGAGAATTGGGCACTCGTGGAGTACTGTTCTTCTCTCTTCTGGCCGGTAGAGGATGGCTACGTTTTGGGGCCCAAGATCGGAAAGAGACTTCCGAAAATGGGTTTCTCACTGCGTGACCTGTCGAAAGGTGAAGTGAAGGGTATGATGTTGGGGGCCAATTGTGAAATGGCCCACATCCCCGTCCTTAGAGTGTATGTGCGTCATCAATTGACGCTCTTGGCTAAAATTGCCAAATTGGAATACAAGGACGATCGCGCTATTTACAAAAGTTTAGCCGCGACAACCCACACGAAAACCATCGAGACCGACTTCTTTTTCCTCACCAGGTACGGGTTCTCGCCTTACGAGGCGGAGGACAGTATCAAAAATGTTCTAACGAACAACCTCACGGATTGCGTTTCTTTTCCGATGATGGCTCTGTTCACAGCTATAGATCTGTAGATTGGCACAGGCGGTGCAATAAACAACAAAAACACAAACAGCTAACAACAATTCAATTTGCATTATGGATTTCACAACCAATTACTGTGGGCCTTATTGGTCTGATGGTAAGTTCCAACCCAGCGTGGCAGACGGTAAGTCCGCGCCAGTCAGCG